TTATTTCTTTCAACTCTTCAAATATCTCTTCAATTACATTCTTCATTTCTTCTTTTGGATTTTCAATTTCATTTGTTAAATCTTGAATAAATTCATCAATGAGTTTCTCTTCTAGAATGGGTTCTGGTATTACGTCACTTAAAACGCTTTGCGTTTCTACCTCATCTACTATAACATTTTCTAGTAAAGGTTCTTCCGTCTTTGCAGTTTTAGGTTTTCTTCCTCTTTTTTGAAGTTTTGAGTCATTTTCCATAATTATAAATTATACTAATATATTATTTATTATGTTTTTCTACAAATAATGTATTCTTTATTATGTTTGCCCAACTGGGCAATTGGTACCAATCTCATTAAGTTTAGGTATTTCTGAATAAGGACAGCATCCATATCTAGTTCCCTCACAACCACCAATTAATTGATTTGGTTTTGGTTTTGGTTGAGGAGTTGGAACGGGTTGAGGATTTTGAACAGGTTGAGCTATTATGTAAATGTGTCCAGTTAAAAAAATAAACAATATCACTAATAACAAAACAACAATCATAATTTCAATTCCTACCATTATATAAATATAACGACAAAAAATATAAAAATAAAAGATATTAATAATATAAGAGGATTATGAAACTTACTAAAAACAGCGAGTTGTTAATGTCTTTTTTTCTAGAGAGAAAATGTATAAATCATGTTCAAAAAAATTCTAAAACTGAAAAATTGTTAAAACATTTATATTCAGACATAAAGCAAGCGGATGCTTTTATAAAAGCTCAAAAAATAAAAGAAGGAGATGGATTCTATAAGTTAATTGTAACAAAAATTCACGGGGTTTCCCAGATTCCAAGACCAAAATCATTTAATCCCAGCAGTTTTCCTGAAGAAGTGAGAGAACATATAGACAAAGAAATGTTATTTGATTTGTCATATACTTTTTCTCTCTTTGATAGAGAAATTAAAGTTCATTTTATAGTAGAAGACCCGTCTGCCGAACATCAGATTGAGATATATAACGAGTATGTTGAGAAGATATTAGTTTGGCTCCACATAATTAATGAATATTCTTCTAAAAAGTGTTCCAAACGATTGGTTTTATACATGTATTTTACTTCTCTCAAAAAAACCCTTCCTTCAAAGAATATTAGTATTTTGAATCAAAATAATGTAAACACTGCATTCACATACACTTGTCCAGTTGATTCAGAGATTGTTATTTTTAGAAAAGAAGAGTGGTTTAAAGTATTAATGCATGAAAGCTTTCACAATTTTGCGTTGGATTTTTCTGATATGAATACCGAAGAATCTACAAAATATATTCTCTCCATTTTTAAGGTTAAATCTGATGTTAATTTATTTGAGGCCTATACAGAATTTTGGGCAGAGATAATGAATGCAGTATTTTGCAGTTTTTACTTGATTAAAGACAAAAAAGAAAATCAACTAGCAGTTGATGAGTTCTTATCTAATTTTGATTTCTTTATTAATTTTGAGAGAACATACAAGTTTTTTCAAATGGTAAAAACACTTGATTTTATGGGATTAACTTATGTTGATATTATTTCCAATACTCCCGAGGCTCAATCATTGAGAGAAAATATGTATAAAGAAGAGTCAAATATTCTATCTTACTATATAATTACAACAATTTTAATGAATAACTATCAGGGGTTCATGTCCTGGTGCAGTACAAACAATTTTTCGTTGCTTCAGTTTAAAAAGACTACAACAAATATTACGGAATTTTGTAAATTTATTGAGAAAAATTACAAAACGAGATCATTAATTGAATCAGTTGAATGTATGCAACAATTTTTATCAACTGTAAAGAGTGGTAATGGTGACAGAAAAAAGGTAGGTAAATCTCTTGACTACATTTTGAATAACATGAGAATGACTGTTTGTGAGTTGGGCTAAAATATTTATTTAGCGTCTGCGTGATTTTCTAGACTTTCTTCCTTTTCTGGTCTTTCTGGTCTTTCTTGTTTTTCTTTTCTTTCTTCCACCAGATTCTGATTTTAAACCCATTTCAATATCAGGAGTTGATTCTACATCAATTGCAACTTGAGGATTGGCATAACCTTCTTCCATGGCGTTTAAATCAGATGTATTGGAACGACCCATCATATTCATTCCTTCCATTTTAGATGCATAACCTTGTTCCATGTTGTCTAATTCAGCTGTATTAGAACGACCCAACATACCCATTTGTTCCATTGGAGGCGCGGTTGGTGCAAATCCTTCTTCCATGTTAATATAATCAGCTGTACTGGTGCGACCTAACATGTTTGTTGGGTTTTGACCACCACGTCTTCTGCTAGACATTTTTCCGTGCTTTCTCCTAAAAGTTTTATAACGCATTCTATATATTATGTTTAGAACAAAAATCGCAACCAGGTATTGGATTTCTTTTACAATTTTTATTTTTATGTTGACAAATATATTTATAGCAACCACTACCAGTTGATTTTTTATTGGCTTTCCATGCTGCACTAGCTTCGTCAAAATCTATAGTAACTTCATATTGTTCTTTTAGTTCTTCTAAAAGACGAGTTATACTGCGTGTCCTCATATATAGTTAATTTTAGTTTGACTCAAATGTTATAATCAATTTTTATTTTTAGACCTAATAAAAATTGAACCTCTAAATGAACTATTAATTTAACTCAAGACTAGCATCAACTTGATAAGATATGGGAATTAAATATCTAAACAGCTTTTTAAAAGATAATTGTCAGGATTCTATTAAATCTGTTTCTATGGCAGACCTGTCTGGGAAGAAAATTGCAATTGACATTAGTATATATTTATACAAGTACGTTGGAGACGATTGTTTGATTGAAAACATGTATTTGATGATTTCCATATTCAGACATTACAATATTACGCCAATATTTATATTTGACGGAAAACCTCCAGCTGAAAAAAAGGAACTATTGAGACAACGGCGGGAGAATAAATTAGATGCCGAGAAAGAGTACAATCGTTTGAGAGATTGTTTGGATTCAACTGTTGAGGAATCTGACAAGCAAGAAATATCTTTAAATATGGGCTCGTTAAAAAAGCAGTTTGTCTATGTGAACAAGAGTCATACAGCAAAAGTAAAGGAACTTATTATAAGTTTTGGAGTAACATATATTGAGGCTCCTGGAGAAGCCGATGAATTGTGTGCTATTTTAGTTTTAAAGAAGAAGGTTTGGGCATGCATGAGCGAAGACATGGATTTATTTGTTTATGGCTGTCCGCGCGTTTTGCGATATTTTAGTTTATTAAATCGCACGGCAATTCTATACACTATGAAAGAAATATTGCAAGAACTAGACCTTACTATGAAAGAATTTCGTCAGATGTGTGTTTTATCTGGAACAGATTACAACATAAATATGGACGCAAGAGATGGCATGAATTTGCAAAAGACAATAAAGTTATTCAAAAAATATAAAAAGACAAAAGATGGTGGAGATTTTTACAGTTGGATAAATAGTAATTGCGCCGAATACATTGAAAATTATGATTCTTTAAAAAATATTTATAATATGTTTGACTTGTCTGAAAATCATGAACATTTAAAAATTTGTGATAACATTCGCATTATTAATACAACAATAAATAAAGAACAAATGAAAACAATTTTGGAAGAAGATGGGTTTATCTTCAATTGTCATTAGTATTTGAAAAATATAAAACATAATTTAAAGTTTATATTTTTTTGGTTGTTTGTTTTTTTGGTTGTTTGTTTTTTTGGTTGTTTGTTTTTTTGGTTGTTTGTTTTTTTGTTTGACTTTTATTTACAATTGGTCTACAGTTTATATTTAAGCGGTTGCAACAGCGGCAGCAGCGGCGGCAGCCTCAGCCTTGACAGACTTGGCAAAGTGGGGGCTCATGAAGCGCTGGAGGTTGAAGTAGGTGAGCTCATCCTCCTTCTTGAGCTTGAGAAGAGACGCAAGCTTGGCATCAGGGTTAATCTTGCGACCATTGGTGCTGTCCTGGAGCTTATTGGTGCGGATGTAAGCGTTGATGTCGCGGGTCACGGCAGTGCGTGCCATCTCAGTACCCTTCTCCTTGCCAAGGAAGGAAGCAAGCTCATCACTGATGCGGGTGGGCTTGACAAAGCCAGAGGGCTGACGGTTGCCAGACTTGCGCTTGCGCTTGGAGCTGAGCTTCTGAGCAGCCTTAAGCTCACGCTGCCACTTCTTCTCCATAGCCTTGTACTCAGACTTAATGGAAGAAACCATGGAAGCAAGAAGCTGGAGCTTAGCATTAAACTCGGTGGACTGCTCAAGGAGGGAGGACTCAATAGAGTCACCCTCGGCAGCAGGGGTGGCGTCAACCGCGGGAACGGGAGCAGCCTCAACCTTGGGGGTCTTGGGAGCCTTGGGGGTCTTGGGAGCCTTCACTGCGGGAGCAGCAGAGGCAACATTCTCAACAACGGTGGCAGGGGCAGCGACCTCGGTCGCGGGCTTAGTGGTCTTCGTCTTAGGGGCCATACTATACTATACCTAGGCGACTAGCGTTTAAGTACTTTCAGGCCTTAAATATATATTGTCTTCCCATGTGTGATTGGTTCCCATCATAAAAGTATACTACATTCTAAATAAAATGCGCAACAGATTGAAAAAGCCAAGGAAGCGATGAAGCAGCATTTTCACTGACTAATGTTAATGCACCAAGAACATAATAAGCTCCTAAATTCTTGCTATCAGTGTCAACTCCACTATTTACGAATTTCTCTAAAATAGAAATAACCAATTTTCTGACATTATCTATACTTTCTTCGGAATTAATGTAATTAAAATTTAAACTTCTAAATGGGTCACCCAATGGTGGGCATATTTTTCTTTTTACTTCATTTGTTAACTGAGCCCGATATGACCAAATGTCAACCAACTCTCTTAAAAATTTACTAAGTTTTGTTCGGTTTAATGAGAGAAACCATGCTGGGTCTGAATAATTTCCTAAAGAATCTATATTTTGAAATAATTCTAATGTTCTTAATTCGGTAGATTTTTCAGTTGAAACTGTATCCTCTTTTATGTCAATATCAATTGAAATTTTCAAAACTCTGCTTAATCTAATCATATTTCTCATATTTTGAATTACCTTTTTGGATAAATCATTTCTATTGTATGGATTTTTAACACTTTTTCCAGACTTGATTATTAAATTATAGAGAGAAATCACATCAAAACCATAAATAAATCCATCTTCATCAGTATAGCTGAAAAATTGAGAGAAATCCATTTTATTAAAACAATCCCCTGTTAAAAAATCACTATCATTTGTACACAATGACCTATTTTTAAACGCAGGACCATGTAAAGCCTCATATTTACGATGCAAATATCCTCTAAAATTTTTTTGAATTTTTATAATAACCTCTGATAGCTTTAAATAAACGTAAAGCCTATTTACAAGCTGCTTTTTATTTCCCGAAACTTTCAACTTGTAGTGTTTCACAATCTGCTTTAATTGCTGAACATTATAATTATTTTCAAATAAAATAGTATACGTTGAATATGTCGGGATTATCATATTATCATTTGAAATTTTTTCCAACTTTTTTGTTTGCGGAAGATTTTTTTCACACCGAGTGTATATTTTATTTATATATTCATCTACTGTTGTAATTGTTA